TGGGTGACGTACACGAGGTCTGAATGGTTCTCCGAGAAGTAGCCCTCGCCCTCCCAGTGGGACCAAAGGGACTCTCCCAGACGAACGTCTTTCACTTGCCTACTCTTCTTCTGACTCTTCTAAGTCGAAGTGGGCCTCTGTGTTTCGGCTCATTGTAGAAATTTTTTGATTGGTGAAAGAGTCTGCTTCTGGGTCACGAAGTTCGTAAATCCCAGAGATAGTGATTTTCCCGCACTGAGAGCAAACTTCTACGGTCTGGGTGTTGTACTTCTGGGGGATGTCTACACCCTTTAGACGCATGAGAATGTTCCCATCATCGTCGCAGCTTTCGGGTTCCCACTGAGTATGGTCTTTAAGCCAACACGCTTCACATGTTGGCAGTGGTGCCATAACCCGTTCTGCGCTCATGCTTATATTCTACCTGTTTGGCGAGTATGGGATTGTCTTAGGAATGTTTATTTTGCTTTTTCCACGCATTGTTCTGCGCTCCCTAGGGGTCAGCCCTCCCCACATACCGTGGAGTTCGTTTTCTATTCCCCACAGTGCGCAATCATTTTGATGGACGCAGGTGTTGCAGATTTTCTTCGCTTGTCGGTAGTGGTCTGAGGGGAAGCCAACCCTTTCGGGGTCGTCTGCGTCTTTGTTGAAGAAGATTTCAACTCCGACTTCTCGACACTTAGCCTCATCGAATTCCCATGGCATCTTCCTCATTACGAAGTTATTCTCCTGTCGCTAGCTTCCCTACTTCATAACCGCAACCGGCATAACCGGCAATGTCAACCCAAGTGTCTGGTTGGAACCCTGACTTAGAAACAAATCGAGCAAGTTTCACACCGACCATCGCCATGGCAACTTCTTCGGCTGTTATTTCCCGCTCAAAAAGAACGGACCAGATTTTTGCAATCCTTGTCAGATTCTCTTCTGGTCCGCCGTACTGAACATCTCTATCCCCTGCGATAATCCGTGCCGCTTCTCTGAGAGCCTCGACACGGGGGAGAACGGGTTCTGGTGCTGGTGTCGTTTTGTCATCGTCTGACATCTTTTATCCTTGCTATTACTTCGGCTGTGTACTGGTGGTCGCTAGAGATATCGGAGCTTTCAGACACAACAAGCTCGTAATCAATTTTGTGTGCTGGAGGGTTTTCTTCGTACTCTTCGTCATCATCTTCAAAGTCAAACTCGTCAGAGATTTCAAGAAACTTTGAGATGGCTGCATCAGCACGCTCTTTCAGTTCTTGATAGCTGTCACCCTCAACTACAAACTTCAGCGTGGCTGTTGTGGTCATGCCGAGACCAGTTTCTCCAGTTTGTCAGGCGGGTAGTGCGCTCCATCAAGAGTAGGAGTTTTTCCGTCGTTGCTCTTGATGATGACATCACCGTAGCGAACACCCACAACTACGCCTTGGCGTCCGTTGTGGAGAGTCCCTATGTCTCCTGAGAAAGCGTCTGCTCTAACACGAACAATCTCCGAGACTCGGATATCTCCCGGGCGTGCTGGAATCCAGACTTCGCCTTTCTTATCCTTTACAAAAGCGTGACCTAGGGCCAGCTTAGAGAACATCTCGATTGCTTTTTCACGGTGCTCATCTGTCAGTTCCATTTCGTCAAAAACTTCGATGAGCTTTATAGTTGCGTCGCCTACAGGCTTTCTCACACGAGCAGCCTGCAGCTGCTCCTTAATCCACTTCATATCAAGGTTACCCATTTTGGCTCCTTTCTTGTCTAATTGTACTGGTTGCAGTTATGGAAGTAAAGGATTCGAGGAAGAGACAATAATGTCTCCACTCAAAATCCCTCGTAGTTCGTTGGAAACCTCATCCCATGTCGGAATGTTATTTATATAACTTTCTTTCTGGAACGAAGCAAGTTCATATCTTTCGGTGTGGCTCATCTCCTCAACGGAGGTTGCTAGATAAGACCACTCTGCCCCCATGTGGCTGGTGCGCCTCCAGTCCGTAATGACCGGCACATCCATGCTGAGCGACTGAGCGAGCAGCGGGGACCACCAAGGCTGCCCCTGTCGGTAGACCGAGATGAGAGAACCAATAGACCCTCGAACTCTGTCAATTACGTCTTGCTCTGTCTCAGACCTCTTACTTTGAGCAAGGACAACTTTCTGGGTCAGCTGCTCTCTGGTGCTCCTAAGCCAAACCGTGTTGGTTGCGTCGGCTGTCCAGTAGTTGCTCTGGGTTGCGTTCTCCGTACTGACGTAGTTCTTTTCAAACAGCCAACTGTCTGGAACAAGAGAGATAAGACTGTTTGCACCCATGACCAAGCTGTCTTGGTAGATAGTCCTACTCTCCGACCACGGGAACGCTGGGTAGTAAGTGTGAGGCCACTTCTTACTGTGAAGAAACGCTATAAAACCGTTGACCTCGTTCTGCAGCTGGTTGCTAGCTACAAAGTCCGAATAGTTTTTCCTTCTGCTAAAGAAATCCTTCGTCAGGTCTGACTTCCCAGTACGACAAGAGTTAATCGACGCTTGAAGTTTGTGCGGCTCCGGGGCGTCAATGAACATCTCAAGATTGCCGAGTTTCCATGCTCTGTAAGCGATGGCAAATGCTGGGTAGACCTTGTAAGCAGTGACGCTGGTGGGAGGAGCAATGCCTACGAGAACTTTGTCGTACTGCTCAAGCTCTTCCATCGACATGTCTATAGAAGGCTTTGATACGAACTTAACGTCTGCGTCAGCGTGTACCAGAGACTCGTAAAGGAAGTTTGCATAAGTCGGTTTACCGAGAGTGGTCTGAGAGGCTGTGGAACCTGTAATCAGTACCTTCATATCTGTCCTTATCTATTCATAACCAGAGAAGCCGCCCAATCCGAAGACTGGACGGCTCCTCTAGCCATTCGTTATGTGTATATACGGGGTGTATATACAGATTAGAAGGGTGCAGCAGGTGCTGCGCTCGGAGCCGACTCAGCCGTAGTCGGTGCCGGTGCCGCAGGAGGCGGTGGTGCCGCTGCGGGAGCTGGTGAGGCAGCCGGAGCAGCCGCAGTCTGCGGAGCAGCAGCCGTCTGAACTGGGTAGTAGTTCTTGATTTCGTTGCGCTTCTGACCGTTGTAGGTCCGAGAGCCAATCTGACCACGGAACTTACGACCGGCAAGAGCCTGCTCAATCTGAGCGTTGGTCGGGTTCGAGTCGAAGAACTCCTTGCCAAGACCCATAGCTGACATCTTTCGGAAGAAGATGCCAAGTGCCGTTGGGTTGTCGGGGGAGACAACGAGGTTGTCCCAGACAAGGCGCTTGGCGTGAGGACCAGCCTCAACCTGCGTCTTGACGCTGAACATGGTCTTACCCGATTGGGTGACCTTGGCGACTCCCTCGACAACTACGAGTTCGTAGTCCCCGTCTGGGAGCGGTTCATAATTGTTGTTGGTCTCGCCTGCATCCTTGATGAGGTCGGACCAGTTGAGGGTGCTCATGCTGATACCTCTTCCTTCTTCTTGTTGTTGGTGCTTTCAGCCTGAGTACTTTGCCTCGGGCCAAAAATGGTGTCCAGCATTACCTCAATGCTGAGGTTCTGCTGTTCTACGACAGAGCCCAGTCGTCCCTGAACTCGTTCTCCCGCCTCGTAGTCCGCTGTGCGCTCGACGTACATACGGCGAACTTTGTGCGGGGGCTGAAGTGGGTCTTCGTTGGGGAAGTTCTCGATAGTCAGGGCACCGAGAATGTCGTAGAAGTACGGTGCCTGAATGGCGAGCTGCCCCTGTAGGTAAGGACGGTGCTTTCCGTCCTGAGTCACCCGAGACATCGCAGTGAGAACAACAGCCTCAAGCGGTGTGGTCGGGTGCATCGTGAGGTCACGAAGGTCACGAAGAAGACCGCCCATGTGGCGAAGGAGTTCGCCCCACTGCTGCATCTTCATTTGTTCGTTGCCTGCGATGCTGTCCATGCACTTGACCTGCAACTCCGAGATGGAGTCGATAATCAAGGACTTGAACTGATGCTTGCCAGCCTGAAGCCACTGGTAGGTCTTGAGAACCGTGTCGTAGTCACGAACCGTGACCACGGTGGTGTCCCAAGTTCCATCAGCAACAGGAGGCTCTTCCCTAAGCGGGTCCCAGTACTTGACGTTGATAGGGAGGAACCTGTGTCCACCCTCAACATCGAGCATGAGTCTCGGATAGGGAGCTGTGACGGCGAAGGAGGACTTACCCACCTTTGATTCGCCATACACCATGACGGTCAGAGA